AGAGAAACATTCCAAACCTTCTACTGGCTGGTGGAGCGGGAGTAGGCAAGACGACCGTAGCCAAAGCACTTTGCAACGAAGTGGGTTGCGACTACATCGTAATCAATGGTTCTGATGAATCAGGTATTGACACATTCAGAACCAAGATTAAAAATTATGCATCATCAATGAGTCTAACTGGTGGCCGCAAGGTCATCATCATTGATGAAGCTGATTATCTAAATCCAAATTCTACGCAACCTGCTTTGCGTAATGCGATTGAAGAATTTGCAAGTAACTGCTCATTCATCTTTACTTGTAATTACAAGAATCGTATCATTGAACCATTGCACTCACGTTGTGCAGTTATTGAATTCTCTCTAAAGAATGGTGAGAAGGCCAAGATGGCCAGTGCATTCTTCAAGCGAATTCAGTCTGTTTTGCAAAGTGAATCGGTCGACTATGATGACAAGGTTATTGCTGAATTAATCAAGAAGCACTTTCCAGACTTTCGCCGTATCATTAATGAGTTACAGCGATACTCTCAGTTTGGTAAGATTGATACTGGTGTCTTGGCACAGATTGGTGATATTTCTATTGCAGAGATTGTTAAATTCATCCGTGATAAGGACTTTGGTTCTATTCGTAAATGGGTCGCTACGAATGATGTTGACTCCAACACCTTGTACCGCAAGCTGTATGAATCGATGTATGATGTAATGAAACCTCAATCTATTCCACAGGCTGTATTGATTCTGGCTGACTATCAGTACAAGGCTGCATTCGTTGCTGACCAAGAGATTAATACTGTGGCTTGCTTGACCGAGATTATGGTCAACTGTGAGTTCGTATGATGTTAGATATATTTAAACCTACATTACAATGGATTAAAGATGACTGGAATTCTAATCGTTTTCGCTTTTGCATTGAGCTGCTTGCTTGGTGCATTAGTATTGGGTGTTCGATTACCATGGCTCTCACAGTTCCCAGCCCGCCTCTACTTACTCTTTACCCTATATGGATTATCGGCTGTGGCCTCTATGCTTGGGCTGCTTTTACTAGGAAATCTTTTGGCATGTTGGCTAACTACCTGCTACTTGTGACTATTGATTCCGTTGGCCTGATCCGGATGGTAGTAAATTGACCGCTGGCGAACCGGCCGTAAGTTTTGTAAATCTTGTGGATACTAAATACAAGGTTAAGCTCCAAAAAAGTATATTATGAACCCTTTTGATTATGTTAATGCTATCTTGCAAAACAAGAAGCAGATGATTGTTGATGAAATTACTGAAAAAGATTATGCACCATTTTTGGTGAACCGCAGCCTTTCCTATCATAAGGACTGCATCATGTATGCCAATGAGATGAATCGTAGGCACTTTCTTGATAAAAAACTACAAAATGATTTCCTTCTAAATACCGTACGGTCACAGAAAAGACCATTTGCAAAGTGGATTAAAGTTGAAAAAAATGATGATTTGGAATGTATAAAGCAAATCTACAATTTTTCTGACTCCAAGGCTCGTGACGCCTGGCGATTACTCAGCAAAGAACAAATCCAAGAACTAAAAGAAAAAACCGATATAGGTGGATTAAGGAAATGATATGGTTGATTTATCAAAGTTTGTTGAGGTATCACTCAATGAACAGGATGATTTTTTAAAGGTACGTGAAACATTAACTAGGATTGGTGTATCATCTCGTAAAGAGAAGGTTCTTTATCAGTCTTGCCACATTTTACACAAACAAGGCAAGTACTATATCGTTCATTTCAAAGAATTATTTGCGTTGGATGGTAAGCCATCCAATATTTCAGAAAATGATATTCAAAGGCGTAACGCCATTGCTAATTTGTTAGAAGAATGGGGTTTGATTAAAGTGATAAATAAAGATATATTAGTTGACAACATTGCACCATTACATCAGATTAAGATTATATCATTTAAAGAAAAAGACCAATGGGAACTTATTACTAAGTATAACATTGGTAAGAAAACACCAGAATATTGAAGAACCCACCTTAGGGCTGTTTGATGCTACGGTATAAGGCGTCCGTGCAATTGAACTGACATACGTTAATTGTCCCTGTATAAAGTAAGCAGGAAGATACGCCTTCGGGGTATCATTTTTATCAACTCGCTTAATAGGAGAAAAAACTATGACACGCTTTACAACATTATATCCTCAGTTTGTCGGCTTTGACCAACTATTCAATGAACTCGAAAGAATCGTTGAAGGTCAATCTGCACCTAAACTTAGTACTTTCCCACCACACAACGTACTCAAAGTAGATGACAGCCATTATGTCGTTGAAATGGCAGTTGCTGGTTTTAGCAAAGAAGAAATCGATATCCAATTGGATGACGGTGTTCTGATTGTTAAAGGTGACAAGAAAGACAAAGAGGAATTTGAATATGTGTATCGTGGTATTGCAACACGTTCATTCACTAAATCAATTCGTTTGATTGACACGATTGAAGTCCGTGGTGCAGAATTCAAAGACGGCATTCTACGCATTGCATTGGAGAATGTTATTCCTGAGAATAAAAAACCACGTAAAATTGAAATTGGTAACAGTTTAAAGTTGCCTAAAGCACAGCTGCTTCAAGAAAAAGTAGCAGCTTAATTTTGGGGGCTTCGGCCCCCATCTAGGAAAAATTATGATTAATATGATGATACATACTCACAAAGAGTATGCTTTTAATTTCGATTCAAGTTGGGTAAAAGCTTCCTACGCTGGAGGTTCTGGTCCATTTGAATGGCATCCACCAAGTCCAAATGGTGAGTACACTAATGTGAATAAAGGATTGTATACTGTCAATAAGTATCGCCATTATTATTCTAAAGTTGATGAGCTTGATTTTCTTAAAGCTTTAGGTCAACAAGCAACAGATTACTACCTTGCAAACAATGATACCGATTCTGAATATCTTGGTGTTGGTTCATATCGTAGATATCTAGCAATTCAACAAAGCGTTGGTTATGTTGGTGAAAAACTCCATGTACCATCTAATGTTGAATCGTGCAAGTTATTAACATCTGATTCGCAAAAAGAAGCCGCATTAAGATACTTACAATCAGCTGATGTTGTTTGTAGCCGTTATCGTATGATGAACAAATCAATTGAGAATCAATACCTAGAATCACAACTGCCTGAATATTGGAACCTATTCAAAGAAGGCATTCAAGTTGTAAATCCTAGTTATCGCAAACATATGATGTGGTTTGCTGATAATAGTATTTGTAATTATGAATGTGTGTATATTTTACCTAGACACCTATTCAAACAACTTGTGAATGAGTATTTTGAAGTCATGGAATATATTTGGAAGAATTGTTCTGAAACATTCCCTAATAAGAATGTTAAACAATACAACTGTACAGAAATTAATCCATGGAGATATCCTGGTTTTCTAAATGAAAGATTTGTGCCATTCTTTTTCTATGCAAATGGATTAAGAAAGATCGAAGTGCCATTAGCATTCTTAGAATGAAGCAAAAGTTTATTGATGCACACATGAAAGTTGCTGAAGTCTATGCTGAATTATCTTCAGCGAAAAGGCTTCATGTGGGTTGTGTTATTGTGAAAGACAATACTATTATTGGTATTGGTTACAATGGCATGCCCTCTGGTTGGACAAATGAATGTGAAATGGTTAAACATACCGATTTTACGGGTACTGTGGTAACTATGTCCAAGCCTGAAGTGCTTCATGCAGAAACTAATGCGATTGCAAAAGTGGCTAAATCTACCAATTCTACAGATGGTGCAACAATGTTTATTACCCATGCACCTTGTTTAGATTGTGCCAAGTTAATTTACCAATCTGGTATCAATAGTGTTTATTATAGAGACACATATAAAAATGATGATGGTTTAAAATTTTTAGAAAAATGTAATATTAAGGTTGAAAAATATGAGTGATGTATTCAGAGATGTGGAAACATTTATGGTCGCAGCAGGCCAAACCACAAAAGAAGATAATGCAGACCAATCTTTATTGTATCGTAGGTTAATCAATGAAGAATACCATGAATTCATTGATGCTGTTAGTAAGAATGATGATGTTGAAACTATTGATGCCTGCTTTGATACAATGTGGGTAATCATTGGGTATATGAAGTCCCGTGGTTGGGATTGTACAGGTGCTTGGGATGAAGGTGCTCTAAGTA